ATGTTTGATAGGGAAATGATAAACGAAAATAAAGAGGCGTTTTTTCTGTATGTTAACGGTAGAGGGGAGTTGTCGGCTCAATGCGTGATAAAGGTGGCTGAAAAAGGGGATTATTTACAAGGATACTCTTTAACTCGTCGCGCATTTCGTACCTTTTTGAAAGACCGTGTTATTCAGATGTTTTCTAGCGACCAGGAGTTGAATAAGGTTGCATCTGAAACTGATTTCAGTCAGTATATTGCCCCCCCCCCGAAAATCTTCACCCAAAAAGAATTCAATTTCAATTTGTTTTACCGGATTTGACCAGTCTGATAAATCTCGCTTAAGTGCTCTTGCAAAAGAAAATGGTATTGATGTTAAGTCTGATGTTGGAAAAAGTTTGTTTTTCCTTTGTGTAGGAAAGAACAAAGGGTGGCGGAAAGTTCAGAAAGCCAGCGATTATGGCGTAATTATTCTGACAGAAGAACAATTTATCAATTTTATTGATACTGGTGAAATTCCTCTTGAGCAAGACTGCGTGGTTGAGAATGATATCAGTAAATCGCTTGAGAAGGATGTTAACACTTACAAGAGTATGATAGATGAGTTCTCGCTCTCTATCCGTACTGTAAGGGAGTTTCGCCGTAGTAATGCGTTGATTGCGGTATTTGTTGATGGTTACGCAGCTGGTTGGCGCTTTGCTGTAAAAGAGTGTTACAAGGATTCTTTGGATATAAAACTTACCCCAGTAAAAACAGAGTTTTTTAATTATGAAATTTGGACGCAAGGGGATTCCTTTCAGTTTAATCGCGGTGATGTTTTTTATAGTGATCGCCTAGCGTATGATTCTTATTGCGATTTTTTAAAGCTTGATGATGCTGTCGTTCTTCAGGTGAAATATGAGTGCTTTTCTGGTTACGATTCTGTAAGTACTTTTGATGGTGTGATGGATGGTGAGTTTTCTTTTTCTCGTATGGAACCCAGACCTGTCCATAAATTACCTGTGCTGATTGAAACTCAACTGTATGACCCCGGAAAGATTATTGTTGATGTTTTTGTTCCTGATGCTGCGAAAAAACAATTAAAACTTAAAGACACCTTAGAGCTGAAGCAGGATGAATTTGTCTGTTTACTTCAGTCAGGGTGTTGTTGGGTTAAACGGAGGGAAGCAGGAGATAAGAAAAAACCTGAATTTATTAACCTATTCAAAAAATAAAAATATAGCCCGCATATCGCGGGCAAATGTCTATGTAATTCAACGGAGAAAGGGTGCCATATCGACCGAACCCGGCAACCGGATAGCGGGGGCTTTCACCCCCGCTGCGGTTTCTTACTGTTTACACTGCAAGAACGCCGCAAATTGTGACCACATGATGTTAAGCCTGAATTCACACGGTGACGTGTGTATCATCCAGACAATCATCAAAATAGTTATGCATAAAATGCTCACTATGATCGTTTTTTGCGGCATAGCGCTTGACTCCTTTTACAGGGAGGCGCTAACCTTCCACTTGCGAGGTAGATGGGTTAGGGCCTCGGGTTAAACAAATGTTTGACTCGGGGCCTTTCCACATCCGGCCTTCAGGTAATCCTTCCAGCCGTCAGCCGAAAGGCACCCGCGCGTAATTTACCTTTTACGTCCGTTACGTGCAACGGATGACGTGGCTGTTTTTCCTTCCCCTTCGCCATCCTTTTTCGGAGCAGTTGTGCAAAAGTGTGCAAAAGTGATTTTTGTTGCCACTCCCCGCCAGGCCGCGCCAGTTCTGGCTTTCCTGATTTTTTCGTTTTCGTCGCCGGATCCTTTTTCAGATCTTCGATCGTGACGTAATTTTAAAAATCTCTTGTTATTCAGTGCATTAAAATTTTTCGGGATCCTCAGAAAGCCGGAGTTTTTGCACACTTTTGCAAAACCTTGCACAAAGTGCAAAACCATTCAGAAGGGAAAACCTCAGTAATGGCGCGCCCTGGCGGGGTGTTTTGCACCCATTTCGATTTGCAAAATTTATCGTACACAAATACCGGAGGCGTGTGCGGGGTAGCGCCGATTACGTCACTTTACGCGTTACGTCGCCCCCGAAAATTTCCGGCCATTTGCGGCGATTTTGGGGCGCAGAAATCGTTTTCTGATGTCAGGGGATCGAATCGGGCTGGCGGGATTATTTCTTCGTTACGTGGCGTTACGCGACGTTTTACGTGGGGATTACGTGGGGCGTTTCGTCCATCTTTTTTTCTGCTGCGGACGGTTTTTTCGTGGCGGGTGATGTCCGGTGATGAATATTTTTTATTGTCGGGGGAATAAAAAAGGCCACATTGCGCGGCCTGTTAAAGTGAATAATTACTCGATTATTGGTGAATATTTATTTTTAAGCTGGCGGCACTCCTGAGCGACCTGGCTGAACTGTGCGGCCTGCGGAGACGTGCCCGTTTTGGGGTGGGTATGTGATGCCGTAATATCTGCCAGCTCTTCCACCACATCGGCAAGGTCCGTCAGCATGGTCAGTACATTAATGCCCTCGTTTCCCAGCTTCACCGTATCGCCAACCAGCTTCTGCGCCAGCGCAATACTGTGACGGACGCCCTTAATCCTTTCGGTAAGGCTGCCGCCCACGGTGTCCTGGGTGTCGCCTTCCACGTCGCGCTCACAGGTACCGGCAACCACCATCATGTGCCCGCCCGTGCTGATGCTGTAGTTCTCTTCAGTGATATGGGTGACCGCGCCAGCCTGAAGCGTGGATACGCCCAGGACGGTGGTTGTGTCGGTTGCCTGTATGGTGGTCTCCCGGCTGGTCAGGCTCCGCTTTTCCTCGTCTGCGCTCACCACGCGCTCGCGTGATGTCTCCTGTATCCGCTGGTCTGTCTGGCGCTCCCAGTCTCCGGCGACCGTCACGCGCTGCGATACGCCGTCGCGCTGTTGCTGCAACTGCTCGCCCGGCTTCACGTCGGGCAGATTGTGGCCCTCTGCCATTATCTGGCGGATGAAGGGCTTATCCGCCCGGCCTTCCACAAATCCCACTTCCACCAGGGTTCCGGGTGGCGGGAACTGGAACATGCCGGACTCACTGCCCGCCATGGGAACGGGGAGGGGAACGGCGTTATAGACGGGCGTATCTGCTGCCGGGTTGCCGTTCTCGTCAAGCAGCTGGAGATTCACCGCGTAGCGGGGTCTGAACGGGTCGGCAATATTGCCCGCGCTGACGGCTTCGGTCGGTGCCTCAACACGTGCCAGTTTGGGCAGGTGAAGCCCTGATGCCAGTTCAGGGAAGGCCTTTTCAGCCTGGCGACGGAAAGGGGACTTCTGGAGGGGGGCGCCGGTGGCTTTATTGCGTGGTGTCCACGTGATGGTCATGTTGTCATCTTCCAGCATGACCATCGTCAGGCGCTGACCGTTCACCTCCACACCCGGTCGCAGCGTCTGAATCATCGGGAGGGTCATACTGTGCCCGCCCGTTGATGCCTGGCTGAACTCGTGCGGGATGGTGACGGGGCGACCGGAAAACATCCCCTGCGCGGCAGCAGCGGCCATAATGCCGCCGTCCGGTAACGGATGCCAGATGTAATCCGGTACGGAGAAAATACGCCCCAGACTGGCCAGCAGTTCGTAGCCCGTGCCGCTGTGTGTGAAATGCGGAACGGGTCTGTCAGTGTAAGCCGCGTTGTCCGGCAGGATGATTTCCAGCCCGCTGGTCTCACTCAGCCACTGTGTGACCGTGCGCATTGTCGGGTGCTGAAATGAACAGGGGAAGGGGTGATCAAGGATCCCCGCCATTTCACGAATCAGAAGCCGCACCGAGCCGTTTTCAGCGGGCTGGCTGCGTTCAACGTATCCGGTAAACCAGCGCACCAGGTCGTTTCCGTATCCGATATCGAGACGAACGGGGCGCCCGGTGTAGTTCTGCTCTGTTCTGGCTGTGATAAATCCGCGTCCGCACGCGTTCAGCTCAAGCATGACGGAACAACTGACCAGCTGAATGGTGTCGTTACCCAGTAACAGACGTTTAGTGGGGTTCATGGTTACTCCAGCGCATCATTGACGGGTTTGAGGACCTTTTCTTCGAACCAGGTCATTTTCTCCGGTGTTTCGTCGGCCACGGTCCCGCCTTTTGCGCCGGGCGTCTGCGGCGTCTGTTTACGGCTGCTGCCGGGGGTGGCGCGTGCCTGGCGTTTTTCCGGTACGCTTCGTCTTTCGCGTAATGTGAAGCTGACCTGCCAGGCGAGGCGGTCGGTCTGCTGCTGTGCGTCTATCTGCCCGGAAAATGTCCCTTCACGAAAGTTAATGGCGGCAGCGGTGGCGTTTGCGATACGGTAAACTTTCAGGGCACCGTCCCCGGTGGTGGCAGAGGCCAGCTGGAAAATGCGCTGAAGGGCCCGCTCATTGTCAAAGGTGATCATCCCGGTTACGCGAAGCTCTTTGGCCTTGATGCCCTGCTCGGCGTTCGCGGTGCTCGATGTCTGGCCGGACTGGTCCTTTTCCTGGAACTGCATCGAGGGCGAAATCACCATGTTCTGCATGAAAATACCCTCACCATCAAGGGCGAGCAGTGCGGTCTGGCTCATGGATCATTTTCCCCAGTTCAGTTAATGAGTCTGCCGCCAGGAGTGCGGCAACGGTATGTACGGCGGTCGGTGCCGGGATATCCTTCACCATGGCCGCCGCTGCGGCGCGGTGATACCCCCGGTACTGAAATACCCAGGCCTGCGCCTTCTGTTCTGCCAGTGTTCTGATCCCCTCTTCCAGTCCGGCAAGTGCGCCAGCCCGTCTGCTGATAAAGCGGCTTATCTGGCGGCGAAGCCCTGCGGCATCCGGGCGTTGTGCTGCCAGCTGCCTGGCCTGTGCTGCACGGGCGGCACTGACTGCGCTGCGCATTGTGGCAACGGAAAGATGCACAGGTGCGGGCAGGGTGTCGGTGGTGATCGGGATTTGCATTTTGTCAGTGCTCAGACTGGCGGCAGCCTGTGCCATGCGCTGTGCCTGCGTGAATACCGGCACGGGCAGAACGGCGGTCAGTGCCGCCATTGACTGTATAAAAAGATCGTGGGTGTTTTCGGCAATCATGATAATGGTCACGTCGCCGGATGCACGGCTTCCGGCCATTTTCCCGGCCAGCCAGTTTATGGCGTTCGGAGGGCTTAAATATACCCCCGATTCTTCATATCGTCCCAGCCCGTAAGTCCACGGTGTGACGGGGATGACGGAACAGCTCAGCGGGGGCATGTCAGCGCTGACGCTGATTGTTTTTCTTGTCCACGTCATGGTGCCTCCGGTCAGCCTGCGTGATGATCCGGCGAAGGGGATTCAGGCCAGACAATATCCGGCGCGTTGCCCGTGTCTGTCCGGCTCAGTAATACCCGGTATTTTTTCCACAGGGGAAGCAGGGCGCTTTCATCGTCGGTCGCCATATTTAAATCCACGGCATCCTGAAGGATGTTTATTGTATTTGTTGCTTCCTGTATTAATTCCCGTTTTTTATTCTCCGCCTCGCTCACCCGGTAAGCCTGTTCTGCCGCTTCATCCTTAGCCCATGATGACCCGTCCCAGCGGCAGAACTCCCCGTCCGGTTTTATTATGGTCACGTTTTCCGGTAACGGGCCCGGCTCAGTAATCAGTAAGGCGCTTCCCGACTCCAGACGCCAGACGGTTTTACCCCGGTGATCTTCCATGAGCTGCCAGGTGTTTTCATCCTCATCAAAGATAGCCACGTGTCCTTCAGGAATGTCAGGCGGGGCAATGTCCGTTGAGTGCGCAGGCAGTCCGGTATGCGGAGGGATCCAGGCATCGCCTTCGCCGATAAATTCATTTGTTCCGGCTGACAGGTTGTAGATTTTAATTGTCTGTGGGTGTTCGCTCATTTTAAAGGTCATTATGCAAGCCTCACGATGTAGTTAAATGCAATATTTTTAACGGTGTTTTCGGCATTACCGGTGGGGTTAATGGTCAGGCCGTGACCATGTGAACCCAGTGCGAGCGTGTGGGTGTGTGCGCCAATGGGTACGGTATGTTGGTGGTCACCTGCGGCAGGAACGTATCCATTACCAATATGAGAACCGGACGATGAACCATCCAGCCAGTCAAAGTTTATGCCTCCGCCATCTTGTCTTCTCAGGGGGACGCTGTGTTCATGTTGTCCGTTTGTAGAGGTTGTTTTGGTTCCGTAGTCAAATGATGAGGTCGTTTTCGTGCCAAGGTCAGTATTTGAGACACTCCCCCCGTGGGTGTGGGATTTGATGCCGTCCTGTTCCTGTGACAATACCGCACGACCGCTGGCAGGTTTTCCCTTGATTGTCCAGCCACGCATATCCGGGATACGACCATCCGGATAGGCTTTTGCCAGCAGGGGATATCGTGCTTTATCGAATGTCTGCCCCACCATGATGGCGTAACCGGCAGGCGGGGTGTCTGACGGCCACGGCAGGGGAACGCCTGCGGGTAACAACTCACTTGCAGGCAGTGCGCCGATGTCCTGTGGTGTGGGTTTGTTTTTGTCCGTGTAAGTGCGGTACCAGATGGTGCTTTTCCCTTTATTTAAAACAACCCCGGTGAACTGTGTGCGGAGGTACATGTCGGCAGGGTTTGGGCTTTCGAGACCTGTTGTGATCCTGATGATCCCCCCGTTGATGTCGCCTGATACTTCGATAAGGCAGCCTCCAAGGCAGATATCACCATAGCCCGTATCAGTGAGCACGCTGTGCCGGGAAAGTGAAATATTGGCTTTGAATATCCAGAGTCCTGGTCTGAAGGCGCCACGCTCATTCAGCCATTCCACGAATTGTTCTGTTGTCCAGCGTTGCCCTGCTTCACCCACGTACCCGTCTTTTGCATAAACGCGTGGTGCGCCCACGTTGATCAGGAACAGCTCTTTGTTGGGGATGTCCTCACCATTGCGGTTTTTCGCAAGCCGACCATCGGCGTTGTCCATGGCGATCTTTATAGCCTTTGGCGTGGCTGCCTGTGTCTCTGATGTACTGGTGGTGGCGCTGCTTAACTGTGTGAAGCCCTTTTCTTTCAGCGTTGCGTCCGGGTGGTTGCGTGATTTCTCGTGTTTTTTCAGGGCGTCCAGACTGCGGCGCTCTTCCGGGGTTCCTCTGGGGCGCAGGTCAGTCACGTTGCCGTCTTCATCAATTTCAGCGATGGCATAAAAATATTGCTGAATGCCGTCCCTGGGATATGTTTTCCGTAAACGCTCCTCCGTAACGTCCGTGTCGGCTGGTATGATTTCGTGCTCCACCGTCCATTCACTGGTGAGCGTACCGGTCCACCACACATTCAGCCAGATACGGGACGGGGAGGTGGGCGTGACCATTGGTGTGTCTTCGGTCAGCTCTGCGCGTAGCCCCTCCACGTAACCCACCCCTTTGTTGACTGTCCAGGTTTCGCCTTTCTTAACCAGCCACCCGTCATCAAAAAAAGTTGCCTTCCCGTAGATATCGACGTTTTCCCGGCGCTGGCGTTCGTCCATGGCTGCCAGGCGTGCCGTGAAGTCTATCTGCCAGGTCTGCGCCGGGGTGGTGATACCTGTGGCTTCCTTCGCACCGCTGTACTCCATGAGCATGGAACGGACCAGCACATTACCTTCGTTACCGTTGTGGGTTCTGATTTTTTTCTGTGTGGGGGCGTGAACAATCATGGCCAGCGTGCTGGTTGCTTTGCTGACCAGTCCCACCCAGTTAAATTCAAAATCACCCAGCTCTGCCCCCAGGGTGACCGAATAAACCACGGCATTCTCATTCACCACGCCGGTTTTACCAACGGCCTGGCGGTGAACAATCTGATCTTCAGGCGGCAGGGTTTCGTCGGGGGATACCGGCGTTTCCGGGTTGAGGTCCGGGACGTTTGCAAAAATAAACTCATCCAGCACAACGGGGGTGCCTTCCGCCGCCTGCTGTGCCTTGAGCCGGATAAAGGCGCTGGTAATTACAGATTTCGCCATAAAGTCATACTCCTTCAGTCATTCACTCTGCCCTGGCCGTCCAGCAGATATACTCCCCTTCGTATGCGCCATAATGGATGATGAAGGGGGTGAGGGTTTCCACTTCAAAACGGTAACGGCGGCATGTCCTGCCATATTTGCGGATGATCTCCAGAAGAAGATCGCTGTTGTCGGCTATCTGGCTGTCTGTCACCCGCACCAGGATCACATCCCAGTCCACGCCGGGCTGGCGCTCGAGTAACTCCACGTAGCCGATGCCCAGCCGTTCAAAAATGGCGATAAAGCCCGCCACCTCGCCAGCCTCCTGTGCATTGATGAAGGCGTAACTGATGCGGCGGCGGTAGATCTCCGTGGGTTCCCCTTTAAAGCGGGTGATGTCCCGCTCCCATGCCAGCAAATCAAGTACAGGCTCTGCACATGTCATGGGGTCAAACTGGCGCACGGGCCAGGTGATCCATTCCCATACGCGGGACCAGAACGCCCGGGCGGCCCGCAGCAGTTTGTCGGGTTCTCCCCTGTCCATCCATGAGGGCAGTTTCAGCGAGCGAAGCCGCTGCAAAAAGTCATTCAATGACCACCTCCACTGTCAGGGATTCGAGCCGTGGCACGGCCAGATCGCTGATGATGTCTTCCAGTGAAAACTGAACCGAAGCCACCACCGGGAAGGTCTGATGAATTTCCTTGCCCAGCGTGGAAAACGAAAAGCGCGAATAGGGCCAGACTTTTTTCACATTAAAGCGGGCGTTCTCCCGGAAAGCGCAGCGTATCAGGTCGCCGATATCCTGTTTCAGCCCTTCCGCGCCGTCCGGTGGCAGGGTGGTGGAACTTCTGATGTATGCGGTGACGTCCAGACGGTGACGCGTCTCCGGCATGGCGAAACACTGCAAATCATCCCCGTGTCCGTGGTGCCCCTCTTCGTTGATGTAGCGGTTGACTGCTTCAATGAAAGGGGCAGAGGCCTCGCCGCTGTCCAGTAACAGGTAGGCGTTGGCCGTTCCCGGTCCTCTCGGGGCGTCATGCTGAAAGTAGATCCGGTCGATGCTCAGGCCCGCCACGCTGGCGATAAGTCCCCGGTAGACGGCGTCCGTGTGGTAACTGCTCACGAGGTTAAACTGGTTGCGTATTCTGTCGCGCAGTTCGTCGTCGCTTTCCTCATCGGCACCCGGTACGGTCAGCCAGTCCTCCCGGTTCACCACGGATGCAATGCCGGGAATGGCAACGGGAAGGATACGAAAATACCCCGGCGCGAGATTGTGCCCGCTGCCTTCGGTGGTGGCTTCCACGGGAACGGATGCGCCGCTTTTACCGCTGCTGATAAGCGTTTCTTCCGTGACGGCCATGCTGTATATCACGCCGTTAATTCTGGCGGTCTGGACGATGGTGCCTTCGGGGATTAGGACGTCATCATTTGCCCTGGTTTTGGCAAACCAGATCACGCCACTGGCCTTACTGGCCGGTTTTGGGGTGATGTTGACGTCGTGCGCATGAAGCAGAAGAAGTGACCGGTCAGCCGTGGCGACAAACATACCGGGCAGCACAACGTCAACCAGCGCATCACGCAGCCACTGAACGGGTCGTATGACAATGGTCAGAATGAGCCGCCAGAAGGGACTCATGGGCGAGGTGTTGGTGATGAGTCCGGTTTTCTGTACATCCTCATGAAAGAGGGTGGCGATCTCTTCTTCTGTTTCCGGCATACCGCTTTCACGGAATACCTGATTAAAATCAACGTCCGGTTTCCCTTTCATAGTTCACCCTGGTGTTTATGCGTCCAAAATCCTGTGTCTCTGCCGTCACATGCAGCCTGCCCGGTGCCTCTTCGTTAATGAACACCGTCCCCGGAACCAGCCGTTCATCATCCTCAACCAGGAGGATAAGCCGGGTAATGATGTCGCTGCGCAGCGTCGGGCTGCGTTCGCCGATAAGCAGGGCGGCGATCCCGCTTTCGATAATGCTGTGCACCACGTCCTGGCCGATGCTGACCCGGTTATCACATCGCTGTGGTTCGTTTCCGCTGTTCAGCGTAAAACTGCCGTCAGTGATAAGCAGGTCGATGTAAAGCGATGGCGTGTTCATCCCGCGTAAAGCTCCGTCCATTCATCCAGTTGCCCCGGCGTCATCGGGTTCTGCGTGTTGATTGTCAGATTGCCGAACGTCCGGCTGTTGTCGATACGGGTTGAGGTGTCCGTGCGTATCTGGTTGCGTATGCCTCCGGGTGGCAGCTCTGCGCTGATGCGGTTGCCTGCCAGTGCCGGGACGGTGGTTTCTGCAATCTGCGGAGGTACGGTGCTGCCCGTTGCGCCCCGCGTCATGGTGTTCACCTGCTCCGTGGGCTTCATGTCGATACTGATACCGGGGATTTTGTTCAGCTTTTCCGCAAGCCAGTTCCACGTCCGGTTAAACGAGTTTTTAATGACGTTCCATAAGTCCCCGAAGACGTTACCGATGATCCCCGCCATTTTCCGGAAGGATTCGACCGGGGCGGTCGGGTCAAATGCAGCCACCACGTCCTGCCACCCTCTGATGACGATGGTGAAGATGTCGACCAGGGTTCTGATCACGCTGATAACCACCCCCAGCGCGGGGGATATCAGGCTTACCGCTGCGGCCACCACGCGACCGCATGTTTCCCCGGCACGGGTGACGCTGTTCATCTGTCCCGTGGTCAGCTGTACCGGTGCAAACAGATCGGAGAAGGCACCGAACAGGGTTTTTATGCCCTGCCATACCGGGGCCAGCGCCCGGGCAATGTCGCCGAACGCGGCAGTCACCGGGCTCATGGCGTCCAGTGCGCCGGTAAAACCATCAATAAAGCCGCGAATAAAGGCTTTGACGGGCTGCCAGAACTTAATGGCCACCACCACCAGAGCGGCGATGGCGGCAACAACCAGGAGGACCGGGGCGCCCATGGTCAGAAACGACACGCCCGCCAGACGCGCGGCAAGACTGGTGGCAATGATGACGCTGCGTACTTTTGTGAGTGCGAGCGTGTACAGACTCCAGGCTGCCCTGGCGCCCTTTATGATGGCCTTATGGCCTTCCATGATGAAGCTGAACACACCCAGCACGATGTTCGTGACCGCACCGGCTGCGCCCAGCGCCAGCATGGTCAGCGTGATGTAACCCAGCCAGCGGGCGATGTTCGGGAACATGTTCAGCCAGCGCACGAACGTCGCGCCGATATCGGCAAAACGGCCAGCCAGTGGTGCGAGAATGGGGTAGAGGGCGTTACCGATGGCGGCCCGGATGTTGTAGAAGGAGGCCACAAGGCGGTCCCACGGGTCAGTCATGGCTTCCGCCATTTCCGTGGCACGCTTCATGCCGTCATTACGCCCCAGCGCTGATATGCTCCGGTTAAGCATTTCCTGCTGTCCCCAGAGTTTTTTAATCACGTCCGCGCCACTGCCGAAGGCGTCATCCAGCGCCTGTTGTGCCGCCACGTTACCCTCGATGTTCCTGCCGAACCTCGCCTGCAGACGGTCGAGGATGTCACCCATGGGTAAAATCTTCCCGGTGGCATCAACAAAACTCATCCCCATTTTTTGTGCGGCAGCGGGGGCACTGCGCAGGAATTCCTCATAGATGCCCGATGCCTCGGTGCCCATGGTCCGTGACAGGGTGCCCAGTATGGCAAACTGCTCTGCCATGCTGACGCCAAAATCCGCGCCCGCGTTTTTGGTGCCCTCAATAAGCTCCTGCATGGTGCTCATTTCCACGCCGAACTGCTGAACCATCCACGCGGTTTTACCTGCCAGATCTTCAGCAAACCCCACGGCACCCATGGCAGAAAACTCACTGCGGAAACGGGCACCCATGGCGGCAAGGTAGCCGCTCGCCTCTTCGCTGCTGACGCGGGCAGCCACGGCCAGGGTACTGGTTGCTGCCGTCACACGGGGTAAATCCCCGTCGCTCAGCCCGTCCAGTGCGCCGCGAATATGCCATGCGGAACGGATGATCTCCGTGGAAGACTGACCGAATGCGGTCCCCAGTTTCATGGCCTGCGTGGTGAGGGCGGTCAGCGCCTGCGCCCCGACACCTTTGGCCTCAAGCTCGCCCAGCGCCTTCTGCATCTCCCACGCCGGATCCATCGCGGCGCGGATACCTTCGGCCACGCCCCACAGTCCGGCCACACCCACACCGATACGCGCGAACGCGCCCTGCGAGCGTTCGGCGAATCCCGTCACGGATTCCTGAACCTGCCGCAGCGGGCGGGTAAGCTGGTCTGTCAGATTGATAATGAAATCCAGCTGGCTGGCCATGTCACCTTCCGTTAAATGCGATCGCTATACCTTCAGCGGTCTTGTTGGCGCGGGTACGGGCAAAATATTCATCCAGCCAGATGGCACGGGCGATGCTCTCTTCGTCGTCCGGCTCTCCGGGGAGGTAGTGACGCCGCAATGCCAGATA